TCCCACAATGTCTAGTAATCCTACAATGTATAGTATTCCAACAATGTCTGGTAATCCAACAATGTATGGTAATCCCACAATGTCTGGTAATCCCACAATGTCTAGTAATCCCACAATGTATGATATTCCAATAATGTCTGGTAACCCTACAACTTCTGGTAACCCCACAACTTCTGGTAACCCCACAACTTCTGGTAACCCCACAACTTCTGGTAATCCAACAATGTATGGTAATCCCACAATGTCTGGTAATCCCACAATGTCTAGTAATCCCACAATGTATGGTATTCCAACAATGTCTGGTAACCCCACAACTTCTGGTAATCCTACAATGTCTGGTAATCCATCAACTTATGATAATCCAATAATGTCTAGTAATCCAACAATGTCTAGTAATCCAATAATGTATGGTAATCCCACAGTATCTAGTAATCCCACAGTGTCTAGTAATCCCACAATGTCTGGTAATCCCACAATGTCTAGTAATCCCACAATGTCTGGTATTCCAACAATGTCTGATAATCCCACAATGTATGGTATTCCAACAATGTCTGGTAATCCCACAACTTCTGGTAATCCAACAATGTCTGGTAATCCTACAATGTCTGGTAATCCTACAATGTCTGGTAATCCTACAATGTCTGGTAATCCATCAACTTCTGATAATCCAACAATATCTAGTAATCCAACAATGTATGGTAATCCCACAATATCTGGTAATCCTACAATGTCTGGTAATCCATCAACTTCTGATAATCCAACAATGTCTAGTAATCCAACAATGTCTAGTAATCCAACAATGTATGGTAATCCCACAACTTCTGGTAATCCAACAGTGTCTGGTAATCCCACAATATCCGGCAATAATACATTACCTAAAAATTTTATAAGTTATGATTATTCGACAACATCTGATAATATTATAATTCCCAATTATAGTACATATAATATTCCCTTAATAGTATTACCTTTCTTCTTGATATTATTGTGTTTTATTTTTACTATATGTCATATATTAAATTCTAAATAAAATAGGATTTATCATATATTTCATAATAATTTTGTAATATCAAGTTTAAATATTAACTTATACCAATTAATAATTACAAAATATTTAATTTTATTAATTAATCAATTAATTAATAATATATAATTTAATTTTTATTTTATCAAATATTATATATATTACTTCTTTATATAATGAAAAAATATTTAATATTTAATTCTGAAAATTATTCTAAATATTTGTCTTGTTATTTATTTTACATAATACTAATTGCTGTTGTTATTTTCATATTATATAATACATATAATAATAATTCATGCAGTTACTATAATGAAGATTTTGCACAATTATCAAATAAAAATAATGAATCAGATATAAAAAGTTTAATGATGGAAAATAAAAATTTATCTAATACATTAAATACCTTACAAGATAAAGTTAATTTACAACAAAGATTACAATATATTTCTGATAATTTTATAAAGATTGATGAAAGTTCTTTTCCAGATGAATTAAGAATAATAAATTTATATTTTAAATCAATAGATTTACCGGAAATTGATATATCTATATATAAAGTTATATCAAGTCAAACAGATTTTGATGAAATAATAAAAAAAGCTAAAAATTTTGTAAATATATATAATCCAGGAGATATTGTAAGTAATAATTCTGATTTTAATATTGATAAAAATAAAATTTGTTATAAAAATGCAGATAAGTCATATATATCAACACATCCAGATTGTATGGTATGTAGTGTTAATGATGAATATTTAAATTCACCTAATTGGAAAAATACAAAAACTAATATTCAAACAGTATGTGTTTTTGATAAAAATGCTGCAAAAAATTCTGGTATTCCAAATGAAGATGAATGTAAAAATTATTGTAATATTTCAAATTAATTTTTAAAATATATAAAGTATTTATTAGTTTATTTTATATATGGAACAACACGGTGGACAAGATATTAATATAAAAATAGATTTAATAGATGATTTTAGTGTAACTACAAATTTTTTAGGATTATCGTCTATCGGTAAGGATGAAATGTTAAAAGAAATAAATGATATAACTCATTATCCAAATCAAAAACAAGAACCATATAAAACTAATTTAATTAATTGGTTATATAAAGATTTAGTAAAGAATAATAATTTAATATTAGGAAATGGTGCATCTGAATTATTAGATTTATTAATTAAAATAATAAGATATGATAAAAAATATAAAATTTATGAAAATAAATCATGGAAACCTGGATCTTCAACTGTTCAATATATTGAGTATGAACGTGCTTGTAAAAATTATGAATATGAAAAAAAAGAATATAATAATTTAGAAACAGATATTACATGTATAATTAATCCATGTAATCCTACAGGTGAATATAAAAATATTACAGAACTTAAAGAATATATTGAAAAATATTGTAAAAAAAATAGTTTAGTTATAGTTGATGAAAGTATGCAATTATGGTTAGGACCAAATTTTAGAGAAGATAGTTTATTATCATCTAAAGAATGGATTGATAATATGTACAAAAATAATGGAATATTAATTTTTATAATTCATTCTTGGACTAAATTTTTTTGTTGTACAGGTATTAGAATAGGTTCTATTATTAGTCCAACTAAAGAATATAATGACTTATTAATTAAATATCAAGTTCCATGGTCTTGTAATATTCTTGCATTAAAATATATTAATGGATGTATTAAAGATGATGATTATATGAATAAAACATGGGATATGACTAAAAAATTAAGACATGAATTAGTTGAATCAATAAAATTAATTTATCCAAATTGGAATATTTATGGAGAAAATTTTATTTCATGGTTATGGATTAATACAAATGATGGACAATTTGCAAAATTAATTTATGATATATGTAAATTTAATGGTTTACCTATTAGATTAGGTATTTCTGGTTATAATTCTCCAACTTTTATAAGAATTGCTGTTAGAAATAAAGAATCTAATGCTAAATTATTAGAAGTAATTAGTACTATAAAGTTTGTAAATAAAATAAATTATCCTCATATTAAAATTCCAGATAATTTAATTATTAAATTTGATTATATCGATATTGATAATATTTTATGTCATGAAAAAATTATTAATGAACGTTCTAATGCATTAGAAAAATATATTAACACTTTAGAAAATATAAAAATTATACCTGCAATTATTATTGAACATAAAAATAATATACTTATTGATGGACATCATAGATTAAATGTTTTTAAACAATTAAAATTTACTAAAATACCTGTTTTATATATTAATTATTATCATCCAAATATTATTGTTAATCCTAATAATCTATTAACTATTAATGATGTAATTAATGCAGCATTGTCTAATAATTATTTAGAACCAAAATCAACACAACATATGATTATAGATAATAATAATAATATTCATCCAATTGTTAGTATATCACCTATCATTAATATAATTTAATTTTTATGTACTATTAATATATATTATAAATATTTTATTATATATAATATATAATATATAATGAATAGATCTAATTCATTTATTATTTTGATATTATATATTTTAATAATATTAATAGTTTATATTATATATTATAATAATATTGATAAATTTGATAATGTACTTAAAAATAAAACAGCATTTTGTTTACTAACTAGAAAACCAAATATTATCTGGTTAAATTTTTTAAATACTTTTCTAGATGATTATGATGTTTATGTTGTAATTGATGAACCAGGAGATTATTCTGATATTATTAATAAAAATTCAAAAATTAATTTAATACAAATTAGTGATGAAGTATGTCTTGAAAATGGTTATTATAATTCTGATTATATGTTTAAACCAGTAGTTAGTACAGATAGAGCTTATTATTATTTTAATAAAATTAATAATAATTATTCACATATATGGTTTTGTGAAGATGATGTTTTATTAAATAATAAAGACATGCTTATAAGTATTGATAAAAAATATAAAAATATTGATTTTATTGTTCCAGGTATGGAAATTAACACTAAAGGAACTAGTGATAAAAGATGGATGCATTGGAATAAAACAGAAAATTTTTTACCATTACCTTGGGCTCATTGGATTATATGCTTATGTAGAATATCAAAAAATTTAATGAAAAAAGTTGATGAATTTGTTATTAAGCATGGTAAATTAAATTATAAAGAATTTTTATTTCACACATTAGCCCTCCATAATAATATGAATATAGAAATTCCAGTAGAATTAAAAGAATCAATAAAATTTTTAAATGTATGGACTCCTTCAAATATTACACCAAATATTACATATAATCCAATATATCATCCTGTTAAAGATATTAATTATCATGAATATATTCGACAAAATATAATTAATCAAACTAAAATCTCTAAATAAATTTATTTTTACAAATTATTATATACTTTTTATAAAAATACCATTTTCCCAATAACCTTCATCAACTATTTTATTATAATTACATTTACCTTTTCCATGTTTTTTACCATAATGCCAATTACCCCTGTATGTATATTTTTCATTGGATCCAAAAATATCTTGACCAGAATATTCATAAACACCATATCCATGATAAAACCCTTTTAGCCAATTACCATTGTATTTGTCTCCATACATTGAAATATAAATACCTTTACCACTACGTAAACCATCTTCCCAATTACCATCATAAGTTGTTCCATCTACATATTTTTCAATACCATGACCATGACGAATTCCATCTATCCAAAAACCATCATAATATGATCCATTTGGATATACTTCAATACCTTTACCATTATATTTTCCATTTTCCCAATTACCATCATAAATTTTACCATTTATAAATTTTTTAATACCATATCCGTGATATTTACCATTTTGCCATTCGCCACTATATGTATCTCCATTTGAAATTATAACATTGCCATAACCATGTGGATGATAATTATAAATTTCACCTTCATATTTATGACCATTTGGATAAATTATAATACCTGAGCTGGATTGAATTCCATTATTGTATGTAAATTCACATATTTTTCCATCACCAAATGTTATTTTAAATTTATTATGATATTTATTATCTTTTAAATAGTATTCTATAATTGAACCATCTTGTAAGTTTTCAATATGTTTACTTATATTAATAACTTCTTCTTTAATTGTAATACCTCTATTACTTATACAAATATCCATTTATATTATTAATTAAAAATTTAAATTATTAAATAAATTATTTTTCAATTTTTATAAATATAATAAAAAAATATAAAAATGTAAAAATTCAAAAATGTAAAAATTCAAAAATGTAAAATGTAAAAATGTTATATAAAACAACTCCAATCGTTATCTTCTGAACAATCATCTATCTTTTGTTTTTTTAAAGGTAAATCATCATCTTCTAATTGTGTACCAAATGATTCAATATTATCATCATTATTTTCTAATTGTATATCGGTTAATTTATCATCATCGTCATATTCAGTTGGTATTTCACTTAAAGTATTATTTTCTTCATCAAAACTATCTACATTAATAATTTTATTATTATTTGGACTTGTAACAAAATTTATTTCAGAATTATTTACAAGTTTATTTAATTTATAAGTAAAATAATTAATTACATTACTATCTTTATCATAAATTTCAAATATACCATCTCTACAATTATTTGTGTAATTACCATAATTAATTTTTTGATTATCTTTATTATAAGAAGTAGTCATACCATTAAGAGAACCTTTTATAAATTCTCCCTCTTGTCTAATTTCGTCTTTATAATATATGATTCCCTTACCATCTGGTTGTCCATTTTTAAATTCACCTACATATTTAATTGATCCTTCAAAATTTTTTTCAATATTAAATATTAAATTTTTTTTAAATTTTGAATTATTCATAGTATATAATTCTCCAAAACCGTGAAAACTATTGTTTACAAAATCACCACTATAAATCAATTTATCATCTTTATAAATTTTACCATTACCTGAAGCTATATCATTATCTAGTTCCCCTATGTATGTCAATAATTTTTTCCATTCATATATTGTACCTCTAATTTTTTGATCCATTGACCAAAATCCATCAAAAATTAGTTTTCCATATTCATATAATTTTCCTTCTCCATCTTTTTTATCATTCAAGTAATTTCCATCATATAATAAATTATTTTGAATACTATATAATCTACCTTTACCATTTTTTTTATCATTCAAATAATATCCTTCAAATATTATTGATCCAGTTAAATTTTTTTTAATGATAAATCCATGTTTATTGTTATTTTTAAAATCACCTTCGTAAGTATATCCATTTTGATCTGTTTGTATACCTTTACCATTTGCTTCATTATTCACAACTTCTCCAATATACTTAAAATTACTATTAACTTTAATCTCACCGATTGATGACATTTTTGTTAGAAGCTAAAAGTTAGTTCAGGGTAATATTTATAATTTCAGTATACATATTTTTCAATTTTTATTATAATAAAATGATATAAATCTGAATAATATACATTATTACTTTTTAAATAAAAAGAAATAAATAAAAGACAATTTTTAATTATCTAAACAGCTGATAAAAGTTATTCGGTTAAAAAAGATAAATACTCATAATTATTATAAAAAACAATTTCATTAATATTTCTGTTTTTAAAACCAATTGACGGATAATTTGCTGATATATTATGTTTTTTTTTTCTAACCCAATTTGCTATTATTACACCTAAAATAGATTGCTCAGAACAAGACCACCAAAAGTCTTTATCTAAATCAGAATATTTATCACCATCTATCCATTTATCAACAAGACATGCATCATGCCATTCATTTAATAATTCAATAGAAATTTTTGATTTTTTTACAATTATTAAATTAGCATGAAGATTTGGAAAATTGTATGTAAATGGATGATTTTCGCCAAGTTCTACAATAACATTTGTTTTTGTTAACATTTTTAACTTAAGATCTTCATTTTCTCTTGGAATAAAAAAATCAAAATTACAATAATTTAAACAATTTATAGCAACATTTTTAATATCATTATAATTACTTAATCCAATACCATATTTTTCAATATTACCATCTCTATAAATTAATATATCACCATCGTTTATTTTTTCTAATTCCATTAACATTATTTTAGGTTTCCAACGTAAATTTCCTATTTTACTTGATCCTGGATTCATTATTACTAAGCCATCACTTTCATAACTATTTACATATTGTGATAAACCCATTTCTCTCAAAATTCTTGGTGTGTATATTGTAATATTGTTAAAATGAGGTTTAGCATTTTCTAATAAAACTTCTTTGTTATGAATTAAAGATAAAGCTTCATCATGAGGAGGTCCTTCTGATAAAAAAGATACTAAATTTAATTTTATATCATGTTGTTTTTTTTCTAAACAAATCATATTATAATAAATAATTAACATATTTTTATATATTTTTTAAAAATAATTAACGATTAAATGTTGATCTATTATCCAATCTAGAAGATTGACCTAATAATCTAGGATCTTCTACTCGATTATAATTACAATCTAAATATGAAAATTGATGTTCAAATGCATTTTTATTTGGTATTGCAGTATTTCTTGTTAAGTTTTTTTGTTGCAATATATCTTGTTGTTGCCATAATCTAGCCATAGCATTTTGATCTTGTTCAAAACGTGCAACACCTATATCTTTATTATTTATAGAATTATCTATTTCATTAGTAAATTGTACTTTTTTATTACATGA